CTCCGATTTGGAAGTTGGGGACCCCAGGGTGAGGTGCTCCTGCTTGAACTGTTCCAATAAGTTCAAGTGGTAGCCTGAGTCTACTGATCAAGATCAGTAACTAGGGGATCGAAAGACGATCCCTCCTAGCTGATTATTATTTAATAATCTAGATAAAATAGCTTACGAGGGTGAATCGGGGTGATTCACCTGGCTACTGTTTCTGTGAAACAGAGACTCTCTCAGTCTAATCCACTGACCCCCGCCTCAGGGGCGCCTACGGCCCTCGCAAGAGGATACCGAGCGGTCAAACGGATTATATAAAAAATATAATCATGTTAAACCTACTAGTCCGTCTCTTGACGATGACTCGCCAGAGTAAGATTAGAGGTGCAACACGCTTGACTAGGCGGCTGAGTATAACAACTCAGCAACGGCTAATCGGACTATGCGTAAGTATAATCCGGTTAGCAGTCGGTGGGATGACTCGAGATAGGCTCAGAGCCATTTACTCTTTCTCAAAGGTAGTGATTCTTCTACAGAGAACCCAGGGCAAGAAGGGTCTTGTCTTGTGGTTAAAAGCGTGCCATGTTGCCCTTATGAAAGGAATACCTGGTTCGTCTCCGATGAAGGACAGTCGGCCCCTCGGGGCCTTCGTGTCTTTATCCAGAGGCGGTCTTCCGAGAGTAATTCCTCGGTTGCATCGCGCTCAGATCAAGCGCGGAGACAACGCGGTTCTTCGGCTGTGGTTGACGCTCTTTGGCCTTTACCGGGTTTTGAAATTCCCGGCAGAGGTCAAGACGGAGACCATAACTCGTCCCGGGGTGGATCTCTCCGTGGCCTTTCTTTCGTCTTGGGAGACGTGGCTAAAGAGCCATTTCTTCAAGGCCCTAGAAAGTGTTACCGATGAGAACTATCGTGGGATGAATCCTAAACTATTGCCAGCACCCAAGCTCCTCGCTCTTGCTCAGGCGGGGGCTGCTTCACAACCGATGATGAGTTCCTTCTCATCTCGGGCGTGGGCAGCCTACGTCTGGGTGACCGGCTACATGCATGTACCAGGTGCGGTGCACAAGCACCGTAGGATCCCTCCACGTTGGGGGGAGTCCTTACCATGGTATCTGTATGAAGTCGGCCAATACGAGGGGACTAAGTCCCTTTGGACGGTGATGGAGAACGAGGCTCGGTATGATCCTCGGGGCTCCCCGTTTGCAGGGCGCTTAGCCACCAAGTTAGAGGCAGCGGGAAAGGTGAGGGTGTTCGCTATGGTCGATTACTGGACGCAGGTGGCCTTAAAGCCGCTGCACGATTCGATCTTTGACTTGCTAAGGGGAATACCTCAGGATGGGACGTTCGATCAACATAAGCCCGTAAAGGCTTTGATCAAGCGCTCCAAAACGGGGTATTTAGCAAGCTTTGATCTTTCGGCAGCGACTGATAGGTTGCCCGTGCGAGTCCAGTGCTCTATCTTAGCGGTGATGTTTAATCCTTCATTCGCCCAGAGGTGGAAGGAACTGTTGGTGGATCGAGAATACTCGATCCTACCCCCTGTCCGAGATCGCCCGGATGATCCGATTCATCTATATGATGAGTCGAGTCAGTACCGGTATGCGGTAGGACAACCAATGGGGGCCTACTCTTCTTGGGCAATGTTGGCTCTTACACATCATGCAATAGTTCAGTTTGCTGCCTTTAGGGCAGGAGTAGATGGTTGGTTCCGTGACTACGCAGTCCTAGGTGACGACGTCATCATTGGGGATGAGGGCGTCGCGAACCACTACCTGAGGGTTATGGAAATCCTTGGAGTCGAGGTTGGCTTACACAAATCCCTGATTAGTTCCAATAAATCAGGTGAGTTTGCAAAGCGCCTTTACTCTAAGGGCGTGGACGTCTCAGGGTTACCCTGGAACTTGTGGCTCATGTCTCAACAGTCGTTGAGTGCATGCGTCGCAATGTGCCAGTGGTTAGCTCTGGGATGGACTCCCAAATTATCTCAGGCTATGGCTGCATTCGGGGTGGGGATGAAGAACATGGCTCGGTTAGGATCAACTTGGGAAACCCTTCCCAAGCGCCTAGCTGCGCTAATTGTTATCATCTCCCATCCCGACTCTAAAACCGCCTACTCTAAGGCTAATTGGTTAGAATGGGTCGGATCCCGGGGGCCCCTTCTTCCCCAAATCTGGGGAGATGAGGCCTCGACATGGGTTACTCCATGGATGGATAGTCTTGTTGACTTAACCAACCAGTGTGAGGAAATCTATGATCGAAGAGTGAAGGATGTGTTCTTTTCGGAGTTCACGTCCTCCTCCTCTCCTGTGATCCAGGCCATTCTATCCGAGACCAATGCAGAATTGGTAACCTTGGAGCGGCGGATTCAGGTAGTCCGTGATACCATAACACACTTTAACCGCTTAGGGATATCTCTCCAGGCCCGGCAGATATCTGCCGTTATGTATCAAGAGATACGTATGTTAGAGAATACCGTGGCGCGTCTCCCTCTCCCTATTCAAGAGCTAAATCTAGCTCGCGAAAGAGAGTTGGAGCCTCGTTTTTCGGATCTCTATCGGCTTTGGTTGCAGATAAGACGGCGTGGGTCGGCGACATTTGGACTTGGGATCCCGGAAGGGATCACACGAATCCGTCCGGTTCCAGCTCCTTATCCAAAGG